GCGCAGAAGGACGCCTTAGCGTGGCTGCTCCGGCAGCTCACCACACGCTATGCTATTCGCCCCGCGCTCGTCGATACGCACGGGCAGATCGCGATCAAGGGGCCGTACATCCGCAAGAGCGACCCCACGAACTGGCCCCACCCTGCGTTTCTCGTGTGGCGCGATACCGTGCTCGCGCCGACCGCGCCCGCCTACCGCGTCGTGGGATTGCCTGTCTACCAGCAAAGCACGCGCACCGGGCCGCTGTGGGGGCACCTCACGCCTGGGCAGGTTGTCACGATAGACGACCCGAACAATGGGCATATCGCGAGCGTTGACGGTGTGGCGGCCGGCATCGGGTTTGTAGATACCAAAGGACTGGAAAGCGTATGACCGCACCATTCGTCAACCACTGCGGGCGCTGTGGCGCGCCCATGCGTGCGTGCGCCTGCACCGGGGCGATGCTGTTGACGATGCCCCCGCCTGTTGCGCCTACGCAGCCTGCGGTCACGCGTGTGCGCAAGGCGGGGTTTTATACGGTGTGCGACATCTGTGGATTGGCTGTGGAATGGTGCAAGGGGCACACTCTACCAGAGATGGGCGCGGGTGATGGGGATAGTAGTGACCTAAATAAGCGGGCGCGCGAGGCGCAGAAGCGATAGTCTGATGAGCGCGCCGCCGATCGCGCTGGAAACAAGATCGGCGGCACTGACCATGCACTAGGGTAAGTAGTGAACGGCTATGGACAATCCTAATCGAGACAATGCAGATCGTCAATCACCCGCCACCGGCGGATACGAACGCGACTTACGCGAGGCTGAGGCGGCCATGGCGGCGGCTGGTCACCCTGACATCGCTTTGGGCATGCGCCGCCACTCTGAGGCGCAGCGCAATATGATGCAGGGTGTCTTAGTGCCGATGTTTGTGGCGATGGTCGAGCGGGTGATGGGGCCGAAACTGGACGGCTTGCGCACGGACGTGCAAGCGTGGGCGGCGGAGAGCGCTACGCGGCTGGGAAAAAATGAGGCCGATATCGAGGCGCTGCAAGCGATCGTTGCGAACAACACCGCGCGCCTCGATCTGTTTGAAGCCAAAGTAGCTGAGGATATTCAACGCCGTCTTACGCACATTGAGCAGATTATCGCAGAGCGCCCAAGCCAGCGCGCCGCCGAACACCAGGCGCTGCTGAGCGCGATCCGAGGCATGCGAGTCGTTGCCGACAATGGCCACGATGGCGACTGAAAAAGACAAGGCGCATGCCCGCCGGCTGCTGGAGATCCACACGTCGAACCTGCGCGAACTGGAAGAGCGTGCCGCGATGGCCGGCGGCGATGTGCCCTTGATACTCAAGAACCAGATCGATCAGGAGCGCGCAGACATCGCGGCGCTCGAGCCGATCGCCAAGCCTGCACCGTCGCAGGGCGTGCAAACGTTCGTCACCGGGGTGAGCGATGGCAACGGCGGGAATTGGGCGATGCTGTTCTCGCAGTTCGTCTTGCTGAACGCGCGGATGACCAAGCAGGAAGAGCAGAACCAGCGCATCATCGATGAGCAGTTCCGTGCTTCGCAATGGCGCTTGACGGCAGGGCAGGACATTGAGGCGTTGAAAGACGATACGCGGGCGGGTGAGCGCGGACGGGTGCGCAACCTGGGGCTGTTGCTCGGCTCGATGGTGCTGATGGGGATTGTCATCGCGGGTGTGCTGCTGCTGGTGCTGCGGTGACACAGCAGGATATGTACCTGATCATCGCGGGCGTGCTGATCATGGTGCTGTTTCTAACGTTACGGGAGGATTAAGATGAGTATTGGCCCTGCAACGATTATGGCGATTATCGCCGCCGCCCTTGCGACGCTGCTGTGGTGGATTGCCGCTCGCCTTGCGCTGCCCGCGTGGGTGGGAATGTTCCTGTTCGGCGTGGGCCTGGCGCTGGTCATTCTCGCCGGCCCATTGATTCGACTGCCGTGACTCTGATTGAGTTCCTAGTCGCGATCGTCGCCGTCGCCAGCGTGGCGCTGCAAAGCATTGTCCTGCTCGAACTGCGCAACCTACGCCACACCATCGCGGCGCAAGGCTCACAGCGGCGGCAGTGGGTGCGCGAGGAGCATAGCTGATGGATCGGACATGGCTGCCAAAGCAGTGCGTTGCTGGCCATCATACATGGCAGTTGATCTGCGCCTGCGGCAAAGCGCGCATCTGCAAGCGGTGTGGTTTGGGCATGGGTGAAATACCGTGCGCGTGCAAGCAGGCCGCCTCGTGACCGACTATAGCGACAGTATCAAGGCCCAGGCAATTGCGGCGCTCTTGGCAGGGCAGTCCTACACCGAGGTTGCACGCGCGCTGAACGTGCCAATCGGCACGCTGAAGAGCTGGAAGTCGCGTGACGCGGCCGGGGTGGATGCAGAGGATGCAACTAGCGCAACCTCAAAAAAAGAGCGGATCGGGGCACTGCTTTTGGATTATCTTGTCTCGACACTCGAAACATTGAAAGCGCAGCAGGTGGTCTTTGCCGACCGTGCATGGCTCGAAAAGCAATCCGCCTCGGAAGTTGCAATACTTCACGGGGTGCTTGCCGATAAGTCCATTCGACTTCTCGAAGGACTTGCGGATCAAAGCGACTAGCGAACCTGCCCCGACCCTCGCCGCGTTCGTCGAGCGCACCACGACGGTCACGCTTGAAGGATGGCAACAACGTATCTGCGCGCGGCTGGAACAGCTGGTACACCAGGAGGGGCAGCGTCTGCTCATCCATGGGCCGCCGCAGTTCGGCAAGAGCATTATCATCTCGCAGCGCTTTCCAGCGTGGATGCTCGGTCAAAAGCCACTCGGGCGCGTGCGTCTCGCCTGCTACAACCTGACGCACGCAGAGCGGTTCAGCAAGGTCAATCTGAGCATTATGCAGAGCGATGATTACCGCGCGATGTTTCCGAATGTGCGCGTACCGGAGCGGGTAGCGGCTGAAGAGTGGTCAACTGATGCGCGTGCAAAGCTGCTCGACGCCAACCCATCGTTTAAGGCGCTGGGCCTGGGCACCGGCTTTACAGGTCTGGGCGTGGATACACTGATCATCGATGACCCATACAAGAACCGTCAAGAGGCGCTCAGCGAGGCGACGAACGTGAACCTCTGGGGCTGGTGGTCAGATGTTGTGCTACCACGTATGAATCCTACCACGAACGTTGTGGTGATGTTTCATCGCTGGCAAGACAACGACTACGCCGGCCGGCTGTTGCAGCAGGGCGGGTGGGAATACCTGCGCTTTGCGGCCATCGCTGACGGTGATGAGGACGATCCGATGAAGCGCGAACTCGGCGGGCTGCTTTCTGACCGCTACCCGCTCACCTATCTTGAAGATGTGAAGCGCAAGCAGGGCAGTTCGTTCTATGCACTGTACCAGGGCACGCCACGCGCGCCGGAGGGCGATTACTTCAAGCGCGGATGGCTTGAGATTGTGGGGGCCGTGCCGTCGCTCTCCACCTACGTGCGCTATTGGGACTTGGCGGGCGGCACGTCTGATCAGGCTGACTACACGGCCGGGGTGCTGATGGCCCGTACCATCAATGGCACGTTCATCATTGTCGATGTGCAGCACGGACGATGGGCGGCCAGCGAGCGCAACGCCACGATTAAGCAGCGCGCCGCATTGGACGCGCAGCGGTACGGTAGCGTCAGGACGGTGATTGAGCAAGCGCCGGGGCTGTCCAAAGAACCGACCGATGACCTGGTGCGCCAACTCGCCGGCTATGCCGTGTATGCTGATAAGGTGACACGGGACAAGGTATCACGCGCCGAGCCGTTTCAGGCGCAGGCGCAAGCGGGCAACGTGACCATTATCGATGCGCAATGGAACGGCATGTATCTGGACGAACTGTGCGCATTCCCGACCGGCGGGCATGATGACCTCGTGGACGCCACCAGCGGCGCGTTTAATATGCTTGCGGGCGTGGCGGCTGTCACCGTCCACACGCCCGCACGTCAGATGAATAGATTTAAGGACGTATAGCTATGGCCCGCACCCCTGCCGAGCTTGGACAGCCAGGCTTACCGATCTTCGCTGGTCGGCTGTCACTCGAACAAAACACCCGCCTGCGCTGGCCCGCGGCCGGCCTGATCTACCGTGGCATGCTCAATGACGACCCGGTATCGGCCTCGCTCTGGACAGCCGTCCGCACGCTGCTGCGGACTGACATGCAGGTGAGCGGCCCGCATCAGCAGAGCGTCGAGCTTGTCGAGAGCGCCTTAGACGATATGCGCGATCCACTCGGCACGAAGCTGAAGCAGCTTGCATCGTCGTTCTTTTATGGCTTCGATATTCACGAACTGGTGTACAAGCGCCGCCCGGACGGCCTCGTTGGGTGGGCGGATTGGGCGATACGCCGCCAAGAGTCGTTCTATAAGTGGGAGACGGATAAGAACGGGCGCGTCTCAGCGTTCACCCAGCGCCCCGCGCCGACCTACGAAGTGATCACCATCCCCTTAAAGAAGTGCCTGCACGTGATCGCCGACGACAGCGACGGCTCGCCGGAGGGGCGCGGGGCGCTGCGCCCAATCTACCGCGCCTGGTATATGGTCTCGCAGTTCGAGCTGCTGGCGGGCATCGGTCTGGAGCGGGGCGTGGGCTTCCCGGTCATCAGCCGCACCGACAACCCGGCCTTAGCGCTCACGCCTGCACAGGAGCAGGACATCGCGGATCAGGCCGAGGCGATTCGGCAGCATGAGCAGATGTATATCATCCTGCCGCCTGGGATGGACTTCAGCTTTGCCGCGATGCCGGGGGTGGACGCGAACTCCTATCTCCAGTTCATCCAGGCGTTTCGCACCTGGATGCTCACGACGGCAATGGCTGAGTTCATCGCGCTTGGCACCGGTGAGGCGGGCGGCTCGCGCGCGCTAGCCATGCCAAAGATTGACCTGTTTCTCAAAGCACTGACCGGCTTTCAGGATAAGCTCTGCGCTACGATCAATCGCCAGGCGATCCCGCAACTGATGCGCTATAACGGCTGGATGGATCAGGATCTGTACCCCGAGGTGAGCCTACCCGCTGTTAAAGACTACGACCTGAACGCGATCGGCGCGTTCGTCTCGGCGCTCACGAACGCGGGGGCGTTTCACCCGACGCCGGAGGATGAAGCCTGGTTTAGGAAGATCAGCGATCTGGTGGACATCCCGGATGATGAATTGGAGCCGATGTACATGAAGCTTTGCCCAGCGTGCGGCGCGCAAGTCCTCCAAGGGGTGTCTATTTGCCCCGACTGCGGCGCGTCCATGACGCCCACGCCGCCGATGCGGCAGCCTGGGCAGCAGCCTGGGCAACCCACCGACCCGAACGCTGACCCGGCGATGGCCACCGACCAGACGGACGATCAGACGGATGATCCCGCGCTCGCACAGGACGATACGCAAGATGAGCCGGTCACGCTCGAAGCGCTCCCTCCCGCCGATGTCGATGCAGTGATCACCGAGGAGATGGCGGCGGCGCGCGTGTGGGCGAAACAGGTGACGGATGGCTAGCCCGCTTCCTAAGCTCGTCGCCCTACTTGAACAGGCGATTGCGGACGCCACACAGCGCTACCAGGCCGGCGGCAGCGCACAAGCGTTTGAGAAGGCGATGACAGCGATCATCACGCGCGGCACGACCGCTACCTACATGGTCGCTACCGCTGAGCGGCTTGGTGTCAGCACTGACACGCTCAAAGGCTTCTCGCGCACTGAGCGCGCCGAGATTAAGGCGGCCATTCAGGCGCAGTTGTCCTACCTGCCCGGCTTTGTGCAGGCGCTGCCGACGCTCAGCCCGGCGCAGATCAACGCGCGGGCGCTACAATACGCCACCGGCATCAAGACGCCGTACTACCAGACGCGCTGGGGCGGGTGGGATATTCCTGACGAGCTGCTGCCCGGCAACCAGACGTGTCGTGGTAACTGCAACTGTTCAATCTCGGTCAGCGACAATGGCGATGGGACAGGCGTGTTAACGCGCAAGCTGAACGCGGCGGCGCACAACTGCGCCGAGTGCCCGCCACTCGAAGGCGAGTACGACGTGCAACGAATGGAGGTGTGAACATGGCCAGTCCAACAGTGGGTGATGTGCATGTGCCGACCGCGATCGGCAACAAGGGCGGCAAGAAACCGCCTGCGACGGGCAAGCCGCCGGCAAAGAAGAAATGATACACTGTGCTAAACGTACTGGTAGCCTGCAAAGAGTTAAAAACACCAGGCGGAATGTCGCACCTCGGCCCGAACATTCGGCAACTCTATAGCACCTTGCCATTGTGGGCCGAGGCGTCCAACGCGCTGCTGGGCAAGGCGGCGCTGTTTGGCGGCGATGCGCTGTTTCTTGACGACGACGTGACCCTGACCGAGAGCAGCCTGAACGGCGTGCGCGAACACTACGACGCCGCCGATCTGTTCGGCCTCGACCTGCACACGATGGCCGGCGCTCGTCAGGTGGGCGCGCGGCATGTGCTGACCGAGGACGGCGCGATCGAGGATTGGGTGTTTCCTGGCCCAGCCTACGTGGCGCACTGTAGCACGAGCGCGATGTACATCAAGGCCAGCGCGCTCGCTTCGGGCGTGCGCTTCCCGGTCTGGTCAGGGCTGCATTGGGAGGACGTGTACTACTGCATGGAGGCGTGGCGTCAGGGGCTAAAGGTGCTTGCGGTTCCCGGTCGCGTCGACCACGCGATCGTGGACGGCGTGGGCGCAACCAAGCGCTACGATCCAAAGCTGAGAACGCGCCTGGAGCAGAACAAGCAGGCGTTCGAAGACTGGCGCGCGGGCGTTGACCTGCGACGCGTGCCGAGAGGAGTAATTGAGCTATGAAGATGACCAAGCGGCCCACCGTCGTGATGGACGCCACGCCCAAAGCAGACGACGGCATGTGTAAATGTGTCGGCGTGGAGCGCTGGAAAGAGGGCGATGGCAAGCTGGGTGAGGGGCTGTATCAGTGCCGTGTCTGCGGCAAGGCGTATAGCGCGTGAGCATCCTCGTGCTACAACCGACGCGCCCGACCAACCCGCCCGCCCTGCGCGCCAAGGCTGATGCGCTCTTGGCGCGGATGCTGGCGGCCAACCTTGATCTGTCGTTCGACATCCATCAGGACAATGACCCGCTGGAAACGGTGCTGCCGCACCCGTCGCGCTACACGCGCCACGCGGCGATCCGCAACTATATGCTGGATATGTATCTCAGAGACGAGCACACGCACGTGCTGTGGATCGATAGTGACCTGGTAGAGTATCCGGCATTGCTGCCCAGGCTGCTCCTGGACACCGGCGCGGACATCGCCGCGCCGCTGCCGATCCTTGACCCGTCACCGGGCAGACTGCTGGCCTTCCCGCGCCGCGATCGGTTCTACGACATCGCCGGGTTTATCGAGCAGGGCAAGCGCAGCCGCATGTTTCAGCCCTGGTTCGATCAGACGGGCGACGTGATCGAGCTGGATAGCGTCGGCTGCTGCTACATCATCCCCGCATCGCTGTTTCAGGACGGCGTGCGCTACAGCCCGCCTTCGACGGATTACTATGTCGAGCATTGGAGTGTGATGCGCGCAGCCAAGCGGCGGGGCATGCGAATTGTCGCGCTGACCACCGTGCAGGTTGTCCACGCATGGCTGCCTGATTATGGATTGGAGCCGAGCTGATGGCACAGGGACGCACCGTACCGCCGCCCACGCCGCCGCAACCAAAGCCCGCGCCCGACCTGACGGCGCTGCTCAGGATCGCCACGCTGGCGCGGCAGATAGCCGAGCGCTATGTCAGCGGCAAGCATGGGCTGGCGATCGAGAACGCCTCGCGCGAGGTGTTGCACCTATGGGACGAACTGCCTGACGAGATTCGGGAGTTGCTGTGACGCTTGACCGCTTTCAAAGTCTCAAGATCCTGCGCCACTACGATAAACTGGAGCAGATTGCGCACGGCGGCGCACCCTACCCGATCGAGTGGGTGGTCTACCCGTCGAATGTCTGCAACCACAAGTGTACGTGGTGTATGTTCCGGCAGAACGGCGAACAGTTTGATTTTCCGGTGATCTTACCCCGCCGCACGCTCATGCGCTTCGTGGAGGACGCCGCACGATTGGGCGGCACAGTGATCCAGTTCGAGGGCGGCGGTGAGCCGCTGATCAACAAGCACACGCTCGATGCGCTGCGGCTGGCGAACAGCTTAGGTGTCAAGACCGCGATGTCGACCAACGGCCGGCTCTTAACGCCGGAGATAGCTGCGAGTGTGGACTATTTGCGAATCAGTCTGAACGCCGGCACCGAGGCGCAGCACTGGCGCACCAACCACGGAAGCGACCCGAACGACCGCGGCGATTGGCAGATCATCATTGACAACATCCGCCGATCGGCTCCGCACCGGCGTAAGGACATCGGGCTGGCGTTCGTTCTCGACTATGACAACTACACCGATATACCGGCGTTCGTTGACCTGGCTGCCGAGCTTGATGTGGACTTTGTGCATATTCGGCCCGCGTTCCACTACGACCAATCCGAGGACGCGCGGGTGCGGGCGATTATGCCGCTAGCGCTAGCGCTGTGCGACATCGCGCGCGCGAACCACGCTGGCGGGCGCTTGCAGGTCTTCGCCATCACTGAGAAGTTCGAGGGCTATTGGACGCCGCGCAGCTACCACGCCTGTCGCGCGGTGTGGACGGGTGTGACGCTCCGAGCAACGGGTGACTTTGCGGTGTGCAAGGATCGCACCGATCTGGTGTGGGGCCATGCGCCAAACTACCAGGGCGGCGCATCGTTCGAGGACTGCTGGCATTCTGACGAGCGGCGGATGCTCGTTGCGACTATCCACGATGGCGAGGGCGGGCAGCTCAGCGCCTGCCCGCGCTGTGTCTGGGGAGGGCGCAATGCCCTGATTAACGCGATTGAGACAGACGAACTACGGATCGCGCTGGTGTAGCGGGGAGGTTCGGCTATGCAACAGGACAACCCTCCACAAAACGTCGAACAGATGGTGCGGACGCTGGCGATCATGACGCGCGATAAGGCGCTGGCCGACGCGCGCCAGGCGATGAAGCTGGTTCGCAAGATTGAGCGCGATTACAATCTGACGCCTGCGAATACGAGGCCGGATAAGCAATAGCTCTTGCGCAGTCTTGACACATCGTATATACTTAATCGTGATGTCGCAATGCTGGATGTCCTATCGCTCGGAAGGTGGCGCGAACACACCGAGAGTGAGGCCATCCATGCGGCGGCAGCAACTAAAGACCTAGCCCACTGATCCACTTTGCGGATCACTCCGGCTCTTGCACTGGACGGCGAAAAGCCCACCGGCGCAGGAGCCGGTTTTTTTGTGCAAAAAATCGGAGCACCGCCGATGACCGACACCCGCATCCGTCTCAATATCGTCTCAGAAGTCGCCCTGGAGGGCGGCCAGCCGCGCCCGATCCATATGTTTCGCCCTGGCACGTTCACGGACATGAACGGGCGCGAAACCTCCTTCTCTCAGGAGGATGTGGCCGGCATTGTGGCGCGCTTCAGCAAGCGGCGCAAGCTGCCGATCACCGAGCGGCACGACTTCGGGCAGGCGATCGGGCGGCTGCAGGACGTGTGGGCCGACGGCGATGGCAATCTGTTCGGCCTCCCAAAGTGGAACGCCAAGGGCAAGGCGCTGCTGGACGAAGAGATTTACGACGGCTTCAGCTGCGAGCTTGACCACGACGAGGGCGGTTGGGCGCTGATCGGCGGCTCGCTCACGAACTACCCGGCTGTGGGAGGCCTGGAGCCGGTGACACTGGCCGCGCCGCCGCTCGATAGCCTTGCCGCCCTCGTTACCCGCGCCTCGTTGCCGGACGGGCTTACCACGCTCGCTGCTACCGAATCCACCACCACGAATACCAGCGGCGTGCAAATGACCCTCACTATACCGCCGCTGCCTTCTGGCACGGCTACATCTGGACTTGTCTCACTCTCGGCACTTCCGGCGATCCCCCCGTCGCCGATAGCGCATACACCGCAACCAACCAACCAAGGAGTTACCCCTATGTCTGATCCTATTGCGGAGCCGGTGGCGCTTGAAGCGCCTTCTCTCCCGCCGATTAGTGACCCGACCATGCAGGCGCGGCTCGACGCCTACGTGGCGCAGATCAACGCGCGCTACGAAGTGCAGCAGCAGCAGGTGCTGGCCCAGGCCAGCGCCGAGTTCGAGCGCCGCATGCGTGAGATGGAGCAGCGCAGCGCGATCGAGGCGTTCGCACGCCGCTGCGCCTCGACCACCGCTGACCAGCCCTACGCCATCCCGGCTGCGGCTGATGAACTGATCGCCCTGCTGCTGGAAACCCCATCCGCTGTGCGCGGCAAGTGGCAGGCGCTGCTGAACCGCATCACCAAGAGCGGCCTGCTGTCCTTCGACGAGATTGGCAGTAGCGGCGGCGGCGGCGAGCAAGACGAGCAGTGGACTGCGGTCGTCAACGCCAAGGTGGCCGCTGGTTTGTCCAAGGTGGACGCCATCAAGGCGGCCGGCAAGGAACACCCTGACCTGTACGCGGCGCAGAGCCGCAGAGGAGGCCGCTAGTCATGGCATACGAAAGTCATATGACCGTGCTGTCGTGGCCGGCGCTGGGTGATCTGAGCACCTTTCAGTTCTACCCGGTGATCCTCGCCACCAGCGCGACGTACCCGGATGGGTACGTGACCACGATCGCCGCCACCGCCTCAAAGCCGGTCGGCATCCTGCAGGACACGCCGAGCGCGGCTGGCGCAATGGCCGCCGTCGCCATCGCTGGCGTCTCGAAGTGCGCCGTGTATGCCGGCACGACCGCTGTGCTTGACGCGATCGGCGTGCGCACGGACGGCCTCGGCGGCGTGACCACCACGGACAATCAGTGGACGATCGGAACCGCGCTCTCCAAGACCGCCGACACCGGCGTGCCGGGGATTGCGACGGTTCTCATTAACGTTGCTCGCTACTAAGGAGTCTGAACAATGCCTTTACCAACACTATCACAGGTACATGTTCAGGCTGCACTAACCGACCTGAGCATTGCCTACCGGCAGAGCGCGCCGGCCGTGTCGGATCTGATCTTCCCCCGCGTGAGCGTCAATAAGCAGGCGAATAAGTATTTCGTCTGGAACAAAGGCGACATGTGGCGCAACGAGGCGAAGAAGCGCGCCCCGGCGGCCGACTTCGCCCGCGTGGGGATCAGACTGTCCACTGACAACTACTCCTGTGACCAGTTCGCACTGGAGTATCTGATCGCCGACGAGATCACCGCCAACGCCGATAGCGGCGTGGAGATCGAGTCCACCGCCACCATGTATCTGGTCGACCAGCTCAATCTCCAGAAGGACTTGAGCTTTGCGACTGACTTCTTCACCAACTCCAGCGGGTGGGGCAGCGGCACCGTGTCAAGCGCATGGGACGTGCCCTCGACCGGTACGCCGGTCACGAACATCACCAGCGCCGTGCTGACCATCAAGCGCGCGCTGGGCGCGTCGGCGGACAGTCACCGGATCGTCGGCATCGGCGGCACGAAGATCCTGAACGCGCTGATCACCTCGGATCAGGTGCGTGACCGCACCAAGTACGTGATGGCGCAGAGCTACCAGGCGGTGCAGGACAGCCTCGCGCCAGTGCTTAATTTGGATCAGCTGCTCATCAGCACGCGCGAGTACAACACCGCCGCTGAGAACCTGACCGCCAGCTATAGCCCGGTGTTCGACAACGACTTTCTGGTGATTGCGGTGCCGAAATCACCGGGCCTCAGCACGCCGGCGGCGGGCTACACGTTCGCGTGGGACGAGAACGGGCGCGGCGATATGTACGTTGAGCAGTACCGGGAAGAGCGCAAGAAGGCGACGGTCATCCGCGCGGTCTGCTACTACGATCAGAAGCAGACCGGGACGGACATCGGCGTGTACTTCAACAACCCGGTCACGTAATACAGTGGGCGGCATCGTTAGGGGCGAGGCCATCTATGAAGATTGCGGTTATTCATCCAGGCGCAAGCTGGAGTACGGCTGATGTGTATACAGGCCTCATCTCCGGCTTGCGCTCAATCCCAAACCTTGACATTCACGGCATGGAGATCAACTCGATCCTGAACTGGTTCGAGACAATGATCGACCTGGGCGTTAATGCGGGCATGCTGAGCGATGCGGCCTACCGCAACGACGTGCTGAACCGCCAGCGCATGGCCAGCGCGCACATCACCCAGGCGATCTTAGACCTGTGGCCGGACGTGGTGATCAGCGTGTCTGGGCATAACTACCACCTGCGCGACGTGGATATCTTGCGGCGCGTCGGCATCAAAACAGCGGTCATCCTGACCGAATCTCCCTACTTTGGCGAACTTGAGGGCATGATGGCGCAGCACTACGACATTGCATTCACGAACGAGCGCTGTAGCGCCAAGCGACTGAACGCCACCTATCTCCCGCACGCCTACAACCCTGCTGTGCATACGGTGGACGGGCCGCTGGGCTTTGCGACTGACGCGGTGTTCGTCGGCTCAATGTTCGATGAGCGGCGCGAGCTGTTCAACGGCGTGGACTGGACGGGGATCAACTTCCTCTGGCGCGGGCACGACATGACCGAGACACCGAGCGATGTCACGCCCAACGCCGAGGCCGCCGCCTACTACCGCGCCACCAATGTGGCGATCAACCACCATCGCACGACCACCAGCCACGGCAGCGGGCAGCACATCCGCCCAGAGGAGGCCGCGAGCCTTGGCCCGCGCGCGTATGAGATCGCCGCCTGTGGCGCGTTTCAGTTGATGGACGATAGCCGCGCCGAGGCGAAAGAGATATTCGGAGAATCTCTCGTCACCTATCGCGCGGGCGATAGCGCCGACCTGGAGCGGCAGCTGCGCAAGTGGCTGCGCGCCAGTGAGCGGGAAGAATGGGCGATGGCGCAGCATGAGGCGGTGTTGCCGCATTCGTGGGACGTGCGCGCGAAACAGGTATTAGAGAGGCTTGTGTAATGACCGTCACCTATGGGCCAGCAATCGACGCGAATGGCCGCCCGGTCTCGAACGGCGATACCGCCACCGGCAACACGGTCACTGGCGTGGTGACGGGCACCGTCGCGATCGATCAGACCACGCCGAACACGACCAACCGCGTGACGGCAGGCCTGTACGGCAAGGTGACGACGCCTGGTGATACCGCGATTCTCGTGACGGCGGCGGGGCGACAACTTATCGCGGGCGGCACGGCCAACACCGCCGGCGCAGTGATTACGGGCGGCACGGTGACATCGACTGATAGCTCGGATGTTGCGCGGGCGATGGCGGTTGCGCCGTTTCAATACAACGGCTCGACCAACGAGCCGATGCGCAACCCGAACAAGTTTTACGACATGAGCGCCGTTGCTATCGGCTCAATCGCAACCGTCGCCACCCCCACCAGCGGGAAGAAGTTCCGCATTATGGGCGGATGGATCAGCGTCAGCGCAGCGGCGAGCGTGCTGTTTGAGGATAACGCCGGCGGCGCGACAGTCTTCCGCACGCCGAAACTGCTGGTGGATACGCCGTTCGCGTTCACACTCGGCGGCAACGGATTCCTGAGCGCGGCGGCCAACAATGTCCTGAAGGCGACATCAAGCGCCAGCGCCAGCATCACCGGCACACTGTACGGGACGGAAGAATGACGCTCGTTGATAGCGGCTTTCGTAACCCTGGCTGGATGAGCCGCGATTGCTTGACCGTCTACGGCGATCGGCTGCCGACACTGTTCCGGAGTCGAGACGAGTGCGCAACCTGGCAGGTGTTCACGCAGACTTTTGGATCGGCGGTGCAGGGCGTGCGCGAACTGGACAACGGATCGCTGCTGGTCAGTCTCAGCCAAAGCGGCGGCACACCTGGATCGCTCTGGCTCTCGACCGATTACGCCAGCGCGGGGCTGGCGGCGACGTTTACCAAAGTCCTGGACGCGGGCGCCGGTGGCGTGGGGCCATCGTCATTCTTTAGCGCCGATTGGGGTATGTCAATCTATCAGGCCATCGTCTGCGTGTGTGAGTACGGGTTAAAGAATCCGCCGACCGATGGAGCGCGCTACGCCTACCTGAGCACGAACAGCGGCGCTACCTGGTCACAGATATTCGACTTAGGGCTGACGGTGGGAGCGCACACGCACGGCATCGCCTACGATCCATGGTGGTCTTGTATCTGGCTGGTGAATGGCGATGGCGCGGGCAATCGCGCGATCCGGGTGAGCTTTGACAACGGCAGTACGTGGCAGCTTGTGTCAACCGCCTATCAGCCGGTATCCATTCTGCCGCTGGAGCATTGCATCTTGTTCTTGCAGGATAGCGTGCCGAACGGAGTTGTCAGAATCCCGCGCACGAGCGGGCGCACCGCGCCTACCGTCGAAGTGGCGCTGACGATCGATAGCGCGGCGAGCCTGACGATGATCCGCGGGATGCCGTATCGCCATCGCCCCGGCCAGCCAGTGTTGCTGCCGTTCTTTCCGAACGTGGCGAACAAGGGTAGCGAACTGTGGATGACCTGGGACGGCTACACCTTTACGCAGTTGTGGCAGGACACCGCAACCGGCGTGACCGAGCAGGGCCTGTATCGCGTGATCGGGCCAACCGCGGCGGGCAATCTGTTTGGACAGTCGAACGATGGGCGGCAGGCCAGCTATAGCCGCTTGTCGCTCACCGCGCCCGCGCCAAAGCTAATATTCGTCTGAGTGGAGATGACATGGCAACTGTTACCATCACCGGCGGCGGCATGAAAAGTAATGCGCTGAACGCCGGCGCGATCGGGCAGACCGTCGTAGGGCTGATTACGCCCGCCACGCTGACTGGAACAACGCTCATGTTCGAGGTCAGCGCGGACGGCAGCACCTATGTGCCGATGTACGACAAGAGCGGGTCACAGTACAGCGTGACCGTCTCGACCTCGCGCGGCATCCTTCTGCCGCCGGCTGACTTTGCGGGCTGGCCATACATCAAGGTGGTGTCCGGCTCGACCGAGGGCAGCGACCGGATCATTACGGTACTGACGAGGCCAACCTAGTGCTGCTCGCTCGCCATAGCCTATTCACGCTGTTCGCGGCTGGCCTCGCGCCAGGCACGATCGATGTGCCATCCGTTGCGGCGATGGGCACGACGGTCACGAACGACCTATCACCCGATGGCGTCTCGTGGGCCGCCACGCACGCCTCGGTGGTCATTGACCAGTACGGCAAGGTGGCGGTCTACGCGCAGCGCTACAACGCCAACACCCGCCAGTGCTACTTTGTCATCTCGAACGATAGCGGCGCGTCGTGGGCGGACAACGCCGGCATCGCGGGCGGCGAGGCGTTCTTGACGCGCGGGGATATGGTCTACGACGCGACGCGCGATTGCTTCCACGGCCTGATCGTGGCGACGAACCCCGCCGACGGCGGCATTATCTACCGGCGCTACAGCATCACGCGCGACGGCTCGAACAATATCACCAGCATCGCGCGGGTGGGCGGCGTGTCGGTCGTGCTTGACGACGCGGGCGCGAACAACAGCAACGCGCTGGAGTTCCCGACCATCATCATGCCGGACGCCAACACCGTACTAGCGGCGTGGACGATCGCCACCGTCGCGCCCGGCGGCGAGATCCGCTGCGCCAAGGTGGACATCACCAGCAACGCCGACGCGGGCGGCACGGCATCGAACTGGGTGCATATCGGGGTGAATAGCACGACCGCGATCGGCGCGGCGCCGGCGGTGGCGTCCTACACCATCCCGTTCACACAGGGCACAGCAAAAGCGCCGACCTACTTCTCGCTTTTGCAGCTGGCCAGCGGCGATCTCAGGTGGGTGTACTACAACGGCACATCCGGCTACGCCACCCGGCGCAGTGTCAAGAGCGCGGCAGTGACCTGGAACAGCCTAGCAAGCGCCGTCAGCGTCTCGGCGATGCAGCGCGCGGGCACGGACACCGGCTACAGTCTGAAGCAGCAGCTTATCTCGCAGCAGAGCGAGCGGGCGGGCGTGGTGTTCGTGGGGCTGGCCACATGGAAGGCGAACGCAACGGGCGATACCTGGGGCGTGTACGCCATCGCGGCGAACGACTCGCTCTCGACATCGGTCGATGTCTACAGCGCGGGCGGTGCGCACAGCTACGCGCCGACCGGCGATTGCGCCTACGACAGCACCGCCAACCGGATCGTGGTCA